ACTGCTTCAAAATGTGAGAATAGAAGTAATATGTTGTTATATTGAACTACTGTTATATCTTGTAAGTATTTAACATTACAGATACTTAATATCGTATTATGTGATACTCTAGCTTTTTCTAATGTATTTAATAATTTGTTCATTTGTTCATAATCTATTTTTTCCAAAATATACACCTCACTTTTATTATTCGAATCTCTGATTTAATTTGTTGTATTGATAATGTGTCATTCCTAAAGATCCATTTCGATTTTTTCCTATTAAGAAAGTAATAGGCACTTCATCTTTTGACATATTTTTTTCTTGATTCTCATCATGCATAAGAATTACTGTTGTTGCTGATTGCTCTAGCTCACCTGTGTCTTTTAATTCTGATATCTTAGGTAATTGTTTATTATCAGCACTTCTGTTTAACTGACTAACTAAAATAATAGTACAATCACAATCTAAAGATATTTGTCTTAATTCTTTAACTATTTCTGTTAGATTCTCATATAGTGAAGAATCTTTTTTAGATTTTATAAGGCCTACATGATCAATAAAAACTATCGTATGACCTTGCTTAGATTCTTTTGTTATCTTTTTTCTGATTGTTGCTACTGTTTGACCTTGCGAATATATTTTTATTTTTTTAGATGCTATAGACTCACAAGCTTTCTTAATAGCATCTTTTTGATAATCAGTTGCTGGATTATCTAAATACTTCATATCTATTTTTGAATTAATTGATACTAATCTTTGATATAGCTGTTTTTCAGCTATTTCCATATTGAAATATAAACAGTTATATCTATCAGATAAATCTTCTAAAAGATTTAAACAAAATCCACTTTTTCCTAAACCTGTCCTAGCTGCAATAATTACTAGATCATGTTCCTGGATATTTGCTGTTTCGGATAACTTATTAAACCTAAAATTAATATTTCTATTCTTGGAATTAATTAACTGAAATATTTCATTACTATTTAGTCTGTTATCTTCAAGTTTTATTGATTGTGATTCTAAATTATGTATTTCTTGTAATAACGTTTCCTTATTAATTTGTTGTGATTTAAATTTATTAATGGATTTCATCATCTCATTATCAATGTACTTGTCAAATAATAATTCCTGATAATAATCGTAATGATTTTCCTGTAATAATACTTGAGCCATTATTTCACTAATCTTTGGCATGATAATGTTTGCTGGATTTTTTGTGTTAAATTCACTAAGATAGTTGGTTGTTATTCCGATCAAATCAATACTTTGAATATCATCATATTGTTTTTTTATTAATTTAAATATGAACTTGTTTTGTTCATTTAGAAAATGATTATCAGATATTACTGTTCTTTTAAAAAGATTTGGTTTTAGTAATAAATGACCTAAAATAGTTTCTTCTACATCATTCATTTATAGTTCTTTATAATAGTTATCAGATAAATCTTTTTCTTTTTTTCTAGGTTTAGCTTTATTACTAAATTCTTTTATATATCTTTCAGCATCTTCTAAAGTTTCTACTTTGTTTTGCTTCCAGTTAAATAGAACTCTGTCTATGTATTTAATTGTTTTAGCATTATTTAAAATAGATTCTCTAATAGCTAATTCTATAATTTTAGTATCATAATCCCATTTATTAATAACTTCTATTTCTATAGGACTAAGTACTCTTCCTAAGTTTTTTTCTACTAATTCAAAAATATTACTTTCTTTATTTATTTCTTTATATTCTTCTTCTTTATTATCTTTGACTTTTTTGCATATACCCTCTATGCAAATTTGCATATACCTCTTTTCAATTTCTTTTGTATTTTCTTTATAAACAATCGTTGTTTTTATGTAACCATAATCACATAGATTTTTTATCAATCTGGAAATTGTAGATATATCTACATCATAGAGTTCAGCAAAGTATTTATTACTAGCACTACATTCACCATGTTTATTGGTTAATGCTGCTATTTCACCATATAGCAATTTTGCTTTATCTTTAAGTCTTGTATCGTATCTGACAGTTGCTGGGATAACTGCATAATAATTAGGTTTGTTTTCCATTGCTACCTCCTATTCAATTGACAAATATGATCTTGTATGTTAAAATATAGACGTCATTTTGACAAAGGGAACTTTTCGTGGTAGTTGAGTTCTCTCTTTTTTTTTGGATATTTTACATATCATATTTAGTCTCCTATTTAGTATTTTTAAATATCCAACCTCACCCTAAATTATTTTTCATAATTAAATAAATAATCACAGCATAAATCTAAAATTCCAACACAAACTATAAATGATATAAAACCATACCAAGTCCATGAATAAGTAATTTTTGAAATCCAACTATATACAGATACATAATAAATATCATGTAATATTACTAATGCTGCAATTGAAGCAATAATTAATACTGCTAAATTTTTAAATTTAATTTTTATTCTTTTTTTCATAAATGTCTCCTTAATTTTATTAGTAGTCTTATTCTTCATTTTGATCATCACCCATTTTTTTTAAATGAATATTACTAATATCTTTAGATATTTGTCTTATCATTTTAGCCGCTTTTTCTTTACTGGGTGGATTTACAACAATAACCTTTAAAGATTTACTACTTTTCTTTTCTTTTTTCATAAATCCTCCAAATGTTATTCATAGTTAAAAATTGTATTTGCATCTACACCTAATGCTTTTAAAATACTAAGTGCTTCATCTGCTTCTAATTTTCTTTTTCCATTTAATATCATTGAAAAAGTATTTTCTGGAATATTACTTCTTTTTGCAATCTCATTTTGTTTAATTCCATTATCATCAAGATATTTTTTTATGCGTTCATATATTCTCATTTTTTCACCTCCATCCGACTTCAAGTATCTTGAAGTTAATTCCATTTTATCCATTGTATTTGAAGTTGTCAATGCTTTTTTGAATTTTTCTTCAATTTTCTTGAAGTTTTTACAGTCTATATGATATAATCAAAGCGAGGTGACGTAAAGAATGAGTCTAGGGCTGAATATAAAAAATTCTAGGATTAAAAATAATCTTAGTCAAAAACAATTAGCAGAAAAAATAACCCAACTTGCTAATGAAGAGGGTTTTAAAGATATGAAGTATGGAGATACTGCTATTTCAAATTGGGAAAGAGGAACAAGTAAACCAGATGCAGATACAATTTATCTTCTTTGTAAAATACTAAAAGTAGATGCCAACTATATGCTTGATTGGGAAGAAAAAACAACAGTTTTTGATATTAAGGAGGCATTGCAAAATGTACTAACACATAGTAATTTATTTGAAGATAAAGAACTAACAGAAGAAAACTTGGATAAAATACTAGAATTTATAAAAATGAATAAAGATTTTATTATTAATAAAAAATAAAAAAAGATCTAGAGCGGCTACTCTAGATCCAAAATGAAAAACCCAAAAGACTACTAATCTATAACAAAAATAATGAGACATACACTATAATTGTATATGAGTTTTTCTATACAATTATAGCACATTAAACATAGAAAGGAAAGTGCTATAATGACAGAATTAAATGAAAAGAAAGCAGCAGTTTATATAAGAGTTTCAACAGATGATCAAACTGAATATTCTCCAGATTCACAAATGAAATTATGTATAGCATATGCAAAGGATAATAATATTGATATACTTCCAGAGCATATATATAGGGAAAATGGTATATCTGGAAGAACAGCTGACAAAAGGCCGCAATTTCAAAAAATGATAGCTAATGCCAAGAAAAAGCCAAAACCATTTAATACAATTCTCGTTTATGATTTTTCTAGATTTGCGAGAAATAGAGAAGAGTCTGTAACATATAAAACTCTATTAAGAAAAAAATTAGAAATAGAAATCATATCAATAACTCAACCTATTGATGAAAAGAAAAAAGAATCTGTAATTCTAGAATCTATTTATGAAGCGATGGATGAATATTACTCATTAAATTTATCAGAAAATGTTAAAAGAGGAAAAAAAGAAAAAGCTACACGTGGGGAATTTCAAGGAGTAGCACCATATGGATATAAATATGATAAAAATACACAGCAATTATACATAGATGAAGAAAAAGCCGAAATAGTAAAAATGATATTTAAAAAGTGGATTGAGCCAGATACCACAATTAGAAAACTATGCAAGTTTATGAATGATACAAACTTTAAAACTACTAGAGGACATAAATGGTGTGATAGAAGTATGAAACTAATATTACAAAATATTACATATACTGGTAAAGTACGATTTACAGAAGGTGGAATGAAAAGAAATTATGATCATCCTGATATGATAATTAGTCAAGGAAAACATCCACCAATAATTGATGATGAATTATGGAATTTAGCTCAAAAGAAAATGCAAGAACATAAAGACAAGTGGTATAAATATAAAAAAGAATATTCAAAAAACGAGCATTGGCTAAGAGGCATAATAAAATGTTCTGAATGTGGAGCATCATTATCTCATGTAAATGCAATGAAAGGAAGAAGTGGCCATTTTCAATGTTGTGGATATAATAAAGGAAGATGTTTAAGCAGCCATTATATACGTGACTCTGTAATAATTCCTATTATTTTAGAACAACTAAAAAAAGATTATAGTGAAAGACTAAACATTAATATTGGAGAAAATACTGAAAGTATTGAATTAAGTGAAATAAGTGTATTAAAAAAGCAACTTGATAGATTGAAAATAAAAAGGAAAAGAATAAAAGATGCATATATTAATGGGATTGATACAATAAATGAGTATAAAGAAAATAAAACAGAACTTGATAAAGAAGAATCTAATTTAAAAAAAGAACTAGAAAAACTAAACTATAATCAATCAGTTAAGATGAGAAAAGAAAGAACTTATAAAATATGTGAAGAAGCATATAAAATACTATCTGATGATTCTGTGCCACCTAATATAAAAGATACACTAGCTCACAAATTATTTGAAAAAATAGTATATAATAAACAAGAAGAAACGATTGAAATTACTTATAAATAAAAGATTTTTTTATTGTATACCAAATGGACTTAATTCCAATCAATGTCATTTGGTATACATATATAATATAGAAAGAAAAAACACTAAATAAAATAATTTAGTGCTTCTTTTTGCCTTAATAAAATTTCTATACTGCAATCAAGATATGCAAAATATTTTTTACCTCTTTGCCTTATGTGTATAACCTTATAATCAGTATTGAATTTTTTATTAAAATCTTCTATTTCTTGTTCATTTAGTATTCTTGTTTGGTACATTATAATCCCTCCTTTCGGCGATATAATATAACAATAAAAATATAAGTGCAAATGACCATTTTTTAAAATCCAGATACATTTTATACGCAAAATTGTAAAATAATGCGTGATATTTACGTTTTTTGTGCAAGAATGCGTCTAAAAATGCAAATTTGTACTATTTTTATTTTTTTTGCAAAAAGAAAAAACTAGGGAAAAATCCCTAGTTTGTTACTGACCATGTGTTTACTTCTGCTACTATACGATCAACAAAAGAATTACCTTTTAATTTTTTATAAATAGCATATGAGAGCATAATTGATTCTTTTTCATATAATGATATTTTTTTCTCTTCTTTATGTAATAAATAAAACGATAAAATATCGTTTCTAAGTGAGCATTTTGTGGCTTCACGATAATTTTTTATAAATGCTAAAGAGCTTCCTAATATTCCTGATAAAAATATTATTTGTACCCAATACTCTTTAATGAATTGTAATATTGTCATTTTTTTCTCCCCTATTATTTTATTTTTTATTAATTAGATTTTGTATATTCTATTACAACAAAACTATCTTCATTGAATGTTGTTGTATTTCCTTTTAAAATAGTTATTTGAGACGATGATACTTGAACTCCCATTTGATTGTCTGCACTAGAATTAGATACCTTAGGAATAGGATATTGTGTTGTATTGTTATTATATGTATTGATTCCCATACCATAAATATTAATTACAGTGCCTAGATTAGTAATATCGTGATCTACACTAATATTCCCACTATCGACTGCTCCTATAGAAATAACTTTTCTATAAATGATTTTCCCATCAATCCATGTTCCTATTGGTCTTTCATCTGTTGAATAGGTATTAGAAATATCTACACCATTTACTTCCAAACTATTACTATATTTTGGAAAGCAATTGACTCCGACAGAAGATTTGTTTTTGCTATAAAAAACCAAAGGAATTCCTCTTGCAAGTGTCAAATTATATGTCATACTTCCAATTAAATCTTCAATTAAAACTTGAATATCCCATGAATAATCATTATCCAACGTTAAAACAGATGTTATATTATCACTAAGAATAACATAATTAGAATATGACTGTTCTGATGTCTTTTTATATCTAACTTTTATTGATATCTGGTTTAAACTATCTAAACTAGAATAATTGGCATCAACTGTAATGTCTGTTTGTGAATAGAAATTATCATGCCTAGCCAGAATTATTATACCATTTGGTATTACCCAATCTAAAATATTAATAGTTACAGAATGAGTAGTAGAAAAACCTCTACTATCAGTCAAAATTACTTCTGCTGTTGTATCACTTGAAAGATTTAATGTTCCTGTTTCAATAGATCCTCCTGTACCTCTAAGTGATCCTTCATACTCAACTCCATCAATAATTGCTTTTAAACTGCTTAAAGATGATCCTTTTTTGGAATCTGTATTAGTAACATATATTTGCAAGTGAGAATTATTTCTAATAATTTTTGTATTATCACCTGTTATTGCTACTGTCGTTGGATTAATATCTTGATATGCATGGTTAAATGTAGGATTTGCATTTACAACATTTGCTTTGTATGCACAAGTTTTGGCAGAACTAATATACGACTTAGATCCATTTACCAATTTGTAGGTCCTAACCTTAATATTGTTTTCATAGTATTTTTCATTTGGAATTAATTCATAAATATTATTTGCAATTAATGATGTATCAAAGGTAACATTATCTCTTATCCCATCTCCAACCAAATATTCAACATTATTATAAATAAAATATACTTCATGTAAAAAATCGCTTGATTTACGATTCATATGGATTGTAATTTCATCTTCAAGATTAAAATTAGGAGTATTTTGTGGCCATGTGTTAATTGATGGTTGAGATGCTCTTGGAATAGTTGGTAAAAATATTCTATTACCACTTCCTGATGTAGAAAACCAAAAGTCAATTCCATGATATTTATTATAAACGTGGGCAGATAAACCAATTTCTGCTGTTCCATCGTCATTATGATTTTGCCAAAAACCACCTGATAAAATGGTTTCATTTTCAAAAGTCCAAACACTACCACCTTCATAAGCAGCAGCACCTGTTAATTCAAATTTAAATCCACTTCCTGCACAGGATCCTGAATTTACTACTGATGTCAATCTTGTGTATACAGGTGTTTTATTATTTGAAGTGTCCTGACTACCAATATAAGCATCAATATAAAACGTACATTTAAATCCAGATGACAAAGATATCTGATGAGAAGCAACATTCTGCCAGTTACCATTTAATGTTATATTAGCCATTATACATCACTCCCAACTGGAACAAGCCCCATTCCTACGTTATCAATTTGATTGTTAGAGTCATATGTAGTTATTGGAAGATATCTAAATCTGTTTAACAGTGTTACTTCTTCTTCTACTACTGACTTTTTCTGATGAAATTCATCTCTATCAACCCAATATATTTTGCTATCATTTCTATCATATCCAGCAAAACCAACTTCATTATTAATTTTTATATATGAATTATCTTGACCATACATTTTAAGGCCATTTTTGTTCAATTCAGCAATTAAATTATTTGCTTCATCATATACTTCTAAAATTCCATTTTGATTTAAAGATGATCCTAATTTTAGTGTCCCACCTTTTATTAAATCTGCTGTTAATCCTATGACATTGATTTTATCCATGTTCAATTTGTTATCAATAGTCCAGGCACTTTTGAAAGGCCCATTTATCCCTGATTGTGAAAAGCCTATTCCACCAGAGTTTATCATAAGAACATTGGTAGCTTGCTCTTTAGGTAGAGTATCAACAAATAATAATTTATCTCCTTCAAATATTCCATAACTAGATCCTAATACTGACCATATTTTATTATTTGCTTCTGCTAGTTCATCACTTAAAACGACTTTTAATACATTAGTTGATTCTTCTACCTTATAATCAACTGTTGTAGATATATCATTTCGTAAATTATCTAACTTCTTTTTAAAGTTTCCAAATTCTAATTCTATGTATTTTTTTAAAATAACATCATAATCAAAAGATATTAAATGAGTAATTATATTAATATCTAAACGTTCGTCTATTACTTCAACTGTATCTCCAACATCACTTATCTTTTCTAAGTTAGCTTTTAAAGTATAGTTTATTTTTGGTATATAATGATTATTAACATATATTTGAGCTTGATTTCTCAAATCTATAATCAAAGCTTCTTCGTATGCCTCTTCATTTATATTTCCTTCGGAATCTTTATAATCATCTTCATTTACATTTTGTTCAAAAGACACTTTTTTTGTAAAAGGAATTTGATATTGTACTGTTGAAAAAACATATTTTTCTGGTAATAATAAGCCGTCTTTACCAACTGGCATTAGTTTAGTAACAACATCATCCCAATTTTCTGTAGAAGATATATCTTTTAAATTCTTTTTATATCTAATAGTAACACCATTATCTTGGCCTATAGATGATCTGATTTGTACATCATAGTTATTTCTAACTAAATGTCCTCCCCATCTTTCTAAAACCACATTAAAAGCCTCAAACAAAGAACTTCTTACACACCTATAAGAATTAATTCCAGGAACATTAGATAATGTTGTAAATGGACTTAAATCACTTGTTGCATTATTTAAATGATCTAATGCATCATTACAATTTTTGTCAACAACATATGAATCTTCAATTAAATAATTATTAGAATCATAAAAAACATGATTAGCTCTAATTTTGATTTTATGTTTTGATATTTCTGGATTAATGATACGAAAAGCTTGCTCACCTTGAGGAGTAGGACAGACTAATATCTTGTTTGTTACTAAATCTTCTACATATGACAAGTCTGTTTCTATATCTAAATAAAAAGAGCCATTATCCTCTTTGTGAATAATGGCTTTTTTAGGTCTAATTATTTTATCTCCATTGGAAGAAAAAATATGATCAGTCTCTGAAAAAAGCTTAATCATATTATCACTACCTTTCTTTTAATGCTTCCTCTACAGCAGCTCTCCAAATTGGTGGAACTTGCTCAATAGTTCTTTTTCCTTCTTTAATTAATTTAACGTATATCTGTACCATTAAACCATCCCTCCTAATAGTTCTCCTACTACTTCTCCTAAATCATTTAAAGCAGTTATTACCTGTGTTTCAAATGATGGGATTGTATCATCATAAGTAAGCCAACTTAATGGATCTGCTGCAATCATCTCTTCTGTTATTTCTTTAGAATCTACTCTGAACTCATTTTCATTGTAAACAAAAAGGACCTCTTCGGATCCTTCTTCTGTTTTTCTATGTTCTTCTCGAATAAATTCTCTAATAAAAACAACTGCACTTCCATCAGATTGCAGTTGATACAGATATGGTCCCTGTGCTGTTGGGAACTCTGCTATTCTTTGCTTCATTTGATATTACCTCCTTTGCCACTCTTAATGAGCGACTCATTTTTACTTTTTTTCTATATTTATAACTATCGGTATATTTAAAATATCCATAATAAGAAACCACTTTATGAGCTTCTTCTAATGTCATTGTATCTTTTCCTTTAACTTGATTGAAAACCCTATTAGCTGGCTTAAATATTCTTTTTCTAACAGTTGTATAATCAGAATATATTTTATATCCCATCATATCAATCGGCCTACTATCAATGGGAAATAATTGATAATCTAGTTTTAATTTTAGATCAAAGAATTTATTAAGATACTTTTCAAGCTCAATAGCAGCCTTTTTGACGTGTTTTTTATTACTTCCGATAAGAATTACGTCATCCATATAAAACAAAGCATGGTGAACTAAATTATATCGTTTTCCACGTCTATTTACATATAACATTTCAGTAACATAATGATAAGGATATGACATTATATAATTAGCCATATACTGGCAAAAATATGATCCAATACATAATCCTACATCTCCATATGTATCAATTAATGTATATGCTAAATAAAGTATATCTTTATTTTTGATATCTCTATTTAATAATCTTTTTGCAATCCTGTGATTAACACTAGGATAAAACTGTTTAACATCGCCTTTGAAAAACCATGTACACTTTTTAGGATTAGTCCGAATCCAGGACTCAATAGCTTGTTTTCCAAATAACTGACCTTTGTTTGGAAGACTAGCACATTGATAATGGCCTATTTTAGCATCAAACATCTCTTTTAATGCATTTACTACTACATAATCATAACATTGTTGTTTCATGCTAGCAGAGCCTATTACACGAGTCTTTTTAGAGCCTTTATCAATTATAGTATTATAATTAATTTTTCTTAATCTAATAGATCTATTTTTGATTTCTAAATACATTTCATGAGCAATATAATTGACTAATGGATAAAGCCTTTCTTTATTGTTAATTGCATAATTATATAACCGATATCCAATTGTCTTAATATTAGATACTTCTCTAAAATTATGCTGATATTCCCACTTCATTAAATATTCTGCAAGAAAAAAGATGGTTTTCTTTTCTTTCCATCTTGATTTTCTTGTAGGTGATCCACCTAAACAATCAAAAACAGATTTTCTTACAAACTCTTCTGTTAATTCAAAATTACTTAAATATCTTTTCATATGACACCTCTCAAGATATCAGGGGCTTTCGGACTTTACTACTAACCCCACATTATATCCATTAACATATAACGTCTCTAATCGTTCTCTTGATGTGCTTTGTAGAACTTTCAAGTTGGTGTTTCAATCTTAAATTTTAGCTATGCTAAATGAGATAGATTTACATCTATGTCCTTCTTAGGTACGGCCCAGAAAATTTAACTCATATTAATTATATCTTGAGGTACGAGCGAGGATATTCCAATTACCATTTGATATTCCATTATTCGTATTGAGA